CGGATCGGCTTGAAGGCCGGGGTCGCCGGGGTCGTCCCGTAGGTCGCCTCGGCCACGTAGCGCATGGAGTGGCGGCTGCCGTTTGCCATGGTGTGTGCTCCTTAAAGTTGAAGATCAGTTGCGGGACACCCGGGCGAACCAGGTGACGGTCATGCTCACGCGATACCACCCGTCCACTTCCCGCCCGCGTGAGCGGCCGCAGGAAGCTACCGTGAGCTCGACCCCCGAGTGGGCAAGTCGCTTGCCCGCCTTGAAGAAGTCCGACAGCTCGTCCGCCTTGGCCGTCACGGCCGCCTCACCGGTCATCAGCGGGTAATTCAGGTCGATCTGCAGGACGCCGTCGTGGGCGTCCTGGCCCTCGGCGCCGAGCGTGGCGACCGAGGGCTGGTTCATCAGCACGAAGGCCGACGCCCAGGGGCTCTGGTCCGTCGGCTTGTCGAAGGGCGCGTTCTCGACGGCGCAGGGCAGGGCGAGCGGGGAGTCCTGGACCCCCTGCATCAGCGCCTTCCTCAGCCCCGCGTACGGGTTTGCCATCTAGTCGTCCTCCTATCAGCGCCCCAAGGCCTGGGCCTTGGCGCTCACAATCCTCTGCCACTGGGCGATGTGCCTGCGCACCATGCCCTCCGGCGCCTGCCTGCTCCACCCCTCGTACTCGATGCGCTCGGCGTAGGGCAGGTTGTTGGTGAACCAGACGACGTCCGCCAGGCTCCCCAGGTTGGCCATCGCCTCGGCGAGGGCCGCCGCGCCGCTCGGGTCGTCGCGGGTCGTCGTGGCGCCGGCGGGCGAGTTGATGGTCGTCTGCCAGTTGCCGCGCAGCCGGCCCGTGTCGACCGGCGTGGCCATGATGACCAGCTTGAAGAGCTCCAGCACGGACGCGCGGCGGACCTTGTCCACCTTGTCCAGCGCCTTCACGCCGAATCCCCTCAGCTGCGACTCGAACCGGCCGGCCATGGTCTACCTCCGCAGCTGCAGGGCGTTGACCACTGCGAGGCCCGCCGGGTTGACCGAGTTCACGTCGACGACCGCCCACTGCACGCCGTTGGCCTCGACGAACGTGTCGCCGCGGACGGGCTGCACGCTCGCCTGCACGTAGGCCTGGCGGTCGCCGCGCATGATCGTCTCGCCGTCCACCATCTTCTCCTCGTAGTCGACGACGACGCCGACGACCGGGAAGACCTGGGTGGCGCCGCCGGTCACCGTTCCGTTGACCGGGTCGACGGTGACGGGCGCGCCCGCCCTGCGGACCTCGCAGTCCTGGCCGAACTCGGCCAGGAGCGCGTCCACGGTGTCCCTCAGGCCGGCGTAGTCGAAGGTGGCCATGTCAAGCCCTCCCCAGCTCGCCGGAGTTGCCCGAGCCGATAAGGCCGGCGGACTGCAGCGTGAGGGTGACCTCGGGGTAGTCCGGCGTCCTGGCGGATGCCGACGTCGACTGCGAGGCGTTGAACTTGGTCTGCACCTTGATGGGGCCGACCTCCTTCAGCGACTCGACGACCTGGCCGCCGCTTGCGTCGAAGGTCGGGTCCGGCATGAGGGGCTTGCCCGTCAGCGCGCGGCTCGCCAGCATGCAGGTGGCGGTCACGAGCGCGGGCGGGATGCCGCGCAGGAACGTGGTGATGCCGCCGCGGGGCCACTGTGTGCCCTGCAGCCGGCGCAGCTGGTATCCCACCCAGCGGTAGCGACCGTCCAGGTAGGTGGTGGCGTTGACGATGGCCGCCTGTAGCTCCGCGTCGGTGCGCGCCGTCAGGTCGACGCCGCGGTCCGACCAGTATGCCCGGACGGTCGCCGGGTCCGTGTAGGCGTTCGCGCCGTCCACGGTCCCGTCGTTGTTCTGCTGGGTGAAGGCCATGTCTCTGCCCTCACTCGATCTTCAGGTCCGAGGCGCTCTCGGCGAGCACCTGGCCCTGGTCGCGCCAGTCGGCGCCTGTGACCGTGGCGATGACGCCGTTGGTCGCCTTGCGGATGGTGACCTGACCGCCCGGCGGCACGCGCACGGTCTGCTGGCCGGCGGGCGCCTTCGGGGGCTGGGCGGGAGCCTGGCCCGCCGACGTGCGCGGCTTGGTCATGTCGCTGCTGGTATAGCGGGCCATGGCTGTTCCTCCTTACTGCTTGGCTGCGCGCGCCTTGGCGCGGGTGTAGCCCTCGGCCACGGCGTTGACCTCGTCGCGGGCGACCTTCTTGCCGGTCAGCTCGCCGAGGTGCTCCAGGTTCGGCAGGTTGTTAGACGTCCAGTGGGCGTCGACCTCCGGGTCGAGCAGGCCGATGGCCTCGGCGAGGCTCGGCTTGGCGTCCGGAGCACCGTTCGGCGCATCCTGGGCCGGCTTGGTCGCCTCGGTGGACGTGGCGCTGCCTTGCGCGTCGGCCTGACCGCCCGAGGCCCCGGAATCCGCCTGGGCGCCGCCTTCGGGCTGCTTGTTGTCCGCGGGCTTCTGCTCGCCGCGCAGGGCGTGCAGCTCCGCCTTCTCAGCGGTCATGGCGCCGTAGAACTCGAACACGCGCTCGAGGGTGGCGGCCTGCTCGGCGCTGCCCTGGAACGTCATCTCGCCGTCGACGAACTCGTGCCCGTTGACGTGCATGGTCTGGCCGGCGTGGGGGCCGACCAGGACGAACTTCTGGTTGACTGATGCCATTGCTTCTCTCCTTCGCTAGATGCCACAAGGCCCTCCAGGGGCGCGGAGCTCCTGGAGGGCCACCTTGCTGGCGGCTTTAGTTGGTGACGCCGCTCAGGATCGCCAGGCCCTTCTCGCTGAAGAGCGCGACGCCGCAGTACCACACCACGCGGGTGATGGACTCGTCGGCGTCTTCCTTCTCGCCGACCTCCTTGATGTTGATGCCCGCGGCCTTCTCGGCGGTCAGGCCGGCGATGCCGTGGGAGCGGCTGCCGTCATCGAAGGTGCCCGCGATGACCGAGGTGGCATTGGTCGAGGTGCCGCGCGTCTGGTTGATGGGGATCCAGTCGTTGCGGAAGATCGGGATGCCGCGGTAGGCGGGGACCTGGCGGCCGGAGGCCATGGTGTAGATGTCACCCGGGGAGGTGCCGCCCAGGCCGCGGAGCAGCGCCAGGTAGGCGCGGCGGGTGCGGCCGTTCATCATCAGGTAGTCCACCTGGCCGTCCTTGTCGGTCACGAGGTCGATCAGGGCGTCGAGGTCGTCGAACGACAGCGGGGCGCCGTTGGCGGCCGCGTTGCCGGCGAAGAACTTCTGGCCGGCGGCCGCGAGGCCGAGCAGGCCGGTCATGTTCGCGCCGGTGCCGTCGCCGTTGATGAGCTGGTCCTGGTACTTGCGGCCGCAGCTCTTCGCCTTGGAGGCGATCTGCACCGCCTTCTGGTCGTTGCCGTCGCCCGAGCGGGTGGCCTGGATCAGACCGTTGACCTCGGCGTCGCCGATGATCGTGGTCAGGGTGGAGGTCACCTGCGTGAAGGTCGCGGCGGCCTTGGCGGTGATGGTCGTGCCGACGCCAGCCATCTGGACGTCGCCCAGCACGTTCTCGCGGTTGTAGGCGAGGGCGTTGCCGTCGATGCCGTCGAAGGGCAGCAGCTCGAACATCTCGTTGACGGTGATGACGTTCTCGATGACGCCAGCGACGAGTTCGTCCTGGGCCAGCTTCGCCGATTCGGCGAGGGTTACGGAAGCCATGGTATTTCTCCTAGACAGAGGTTGATGGTTTGCTTGGTTTGGTGCCGGATCGCCCGACGATTCGACCCCGGGCCAGGCGTCACGCCTCTGCTGGGTCAGCGAGCGCGGCTCGCGGATGTGCTCCGCGCTCGCACGCTATGGTCGGGAATATGCTGCGACGGCGCCAGTCTGTAACCCCACGAACATGCGCCAGCACTACCGATCTGGGCCATCTGGACCCCGCAAAGTGCCAGGCCCGTACGGCAAAAGCCTTGCGTGCCAAGGACTTAGGGCCTTTCCGGGCCGTACGGACCTCGGAGCTCGGTTTGCACCAGGAAAACGGTCGGCCACCGGATCGGGGCGAGGTCGGCCACGGCGCTGCCGAGGTCCAGAAGCCCTAGATGGCTCAGAAGTCCTTGTCCGGCTTAGAGAATCAACCACTTAGAGCCCTATATGAGGTTTAGATTACCCTAGATTAAGGGATAGATAAAATAAATGGAAAATAATTGCTTGAGGGGGCTCCCAAGCTGGGAAGGCTGCGCCATAATCATCCCATCAACACGACGAACTGCTGGAGACCAACATGACCATCGTACTTCTTGCCTGCGTACTGACCGGCTGGTACATCGGCCGCCCGGCAGCCCGCCTCATCGTCCAACTGTTCTGAGGAGCACCAACATGGAACGCCAATTCGCCGCCACCGCCGCCAAGGACCTCGAGCTGACCGCCGCCGCGGTCGAGCTGCAGCTTGCCAAGCTGACCGCCAAGCTCGCCGAGTTCAAGGCCAAGGGCGAGAAGGACGCCTCCAATTGGGGCTACGCATGCAGCCTCCGCAAGGTCGAGTCCGACCTCGCCGACATCCTCGCCTTCATCAACTGATAGGAGCACCGCCATGATCGCCAAGAAGACCGCCTTCGCGAAGTCCCTCGTCACGCAGCTCGAGAACGACGCCATCCTCGTCGTCGGCGACTGCTGCGTCTGCCTCCGACTATCCGAGACCGAGACCTACTCCAACCTCCACGAGATGGTGGACGGCGCCCTCGTGCCTCAGTACACCGAGCTCCTCGACGCCGCCCTCGAGTACGCCAAGGCATTCAAGCCCGCGGCCGCGTTCAACCCGACGCTCGTGGCCCATGCCTTCCTCGAGCAGCTGCGCGAGGACATCGGCGAGGACGACTTCCGCGAGGTGGTCCGCAAGCAGAAGGAGGCACCCATCGCGGGCGTCTGCTACTCCCACGACTACTGCGACGCCAACATGACCATGGAAGCCGCCATGGCCTCGGTGGGCATCGTGGCGCTGCCCGACGACGAGGAGGGCATGCCCGACCGCGTGGTGGACCTTTGGAACGCCGCGTGGGGCCACGCCAAGACCCGCATGGAGGCCATGCCCCTCTAAACGACGGCATCGTGCGCCCTCTGAGGGGCGTACGATCTAACCCATCCAACCCAAGACCAAAAGGAGAAGCCCATGAACCTCTTCGTGCTGGACCGCGACCCGCGGCTGGCCGCCCGAGCCCACTGCGACAAGCACGTCGTCAAGATGGTGCTCGAGACGGCGCAGCTGCTCAGCACCGCCCACGCCCACTTCGGCGAGGCGTCGTACTCCGACGCCCGCAACTGCTTCGAGGTGCGCGGGCAGCGCGTCTACCACCCGACGCATCAGAACCACCCGTGCGCCGTGTGGGTACGCGAGACCGCCGCCAACTACCGCTGGGCGTGCTCGCTGCTCGAGGCCCTGCTCAACGAGTACCAGCGGCGCTTCGGCGACCGCGCCAAGAAGCGCCACAAGACTTGGGACGTGCTGCCCGCCCTGCGCACACCGCCCCGCGCGCTGCTCAGGGCCTGCGCCGACCGGCCCGACGCCATGACCCCGTTCGCCCTCGCGATGCCCGAGGCGTACCGCTCGCCCGACCCGGTGGCCTCGTACCGCGCCTACTACCGCGCCGACAAGTCCGCGATCGCCGAGTACCGCATGGGCGACGAGCCGGAGTGGATGGCAGGCGCCTCGGAGGTTTCGCTATGATGGACGACCTCGACTTCCCCGACGACGACTACCTCGACGCGTTCGCGGAGGCCGGCCTGTCGCCGACCGGCCGCTTCCGCCACCCTCCGCACGTCGTCGCGCTGCGCCGCGGCTGGAGCGAGCTGGTCGGCAACTCCGCCAACCACCTCGTGCCGCGCAGAGGAGCCCTGTGGACCGACGCGGAGGAGCGCGACCTGCTGGCCGCGGCCGCCCGCTGCACCGACCTGTCCGTGCTCGCCACGGCGCACGGGCGGACGGAGACCGCCATCGCCTGCCGCCTCGAGCAGCTGGGCTACGACCGCGGCGTCCTCGCCGCCATGGACTTCGCCGACGTCGAGCTGCGCGTTCTCGCGCAGGTCGTCGGCCCCACAACCAAGCAACAAGGAGCAAAGAAGATGAAGATGACCGCCAACCGCCTGATGACCCTGCTCGCCGTGTACCGCGGCACCTACGAGAACGAGCTCAAGGTGGGCACGTCCGGGCCGGACCTCGCCAGCCTTGTCGCCGAGGGCCTCGTGACCGTCAACGGTGACGGGCGCCGCCCGACCGTTACGGACGACGGCTCCGCGCTCGTGGACTCGCTGCTGGGCCGCTCGTCGAGCTCCGGCGGTGCCGCCAGCACGAGCTGGAACGCCTCGCGCAACACCAGCGCTCTCGATGACCAGCGCTTCTTCCTCGTGTCGTCCGGCGACGCCATGAAGGGCGGGCCGCACGGCCGTCCGCAGCTGAAGAAGCCGCCCACCACGGTCCAGTCGTCCTACCGCGACGCCGAGCGCGAGGCCTCGCGCCTTGCCGACCTGAGCCGCGGCGAGAAGTTCTTCGTCCTGCAGGCCGTGTCGGTGCACGAGGTGCAGCCCGCGCCGGCGACGTCGCGCCGCCTGTGACGGGCAAAGAAAAAGGGGAGCCGCAGCTCCCCTTCTTCGTGTCGCTATGCCTCAGCGGCGCTTCGCGAGGCCTGCCGCAATCTTCTCGGTCGGCGACAGGTCGCGCTTCTGCGGGTTCGGCTTGCCCTGCGTGACGCCGGGCTTGACGCCCGAGCCGCTCGGGGCCTCGCTCTCGAACGCGCGGCCGAAGGTCGGGCTGGCCTTCATCTCCTTGACCAGGTCCTCGACGGTCATGAAGCCGCCGGAGGCGTTGCCGCGCGGGTCGCCGGACTCGTCGACCACGCGGACGACGTACTCCTCGCCCTCCTTGATGACCTTGGTCTTGGCCTGGATGTGCGGCAGCAGGAGCTCGGGCACGCCCTTGTGGCCGGCGATCGCCTGCACGGCGGCCGTGGTCACCAGGTACTTCTGGAGGGTCTTGCTCATGTTCTGGAGCTCGCCGTCCTTGCCCTGCAGCTGGGTCTGGAAGCCGCGCTCCAGGTCCTTCTTCATCTTGTCCCAGTTGACCTTGCCGTCCTTCGACTCACCGATGACGCGCTCGACCGCCTGGCGGAGGGTCTCGGGGGATGCGGCGTCGTCGCCCTCCAGGCCGAGCAGCTGGCCGACGGCGGCGAAGCCGGACAGGTCGGGGCGGTTGCGCTTGGCCTCGTCGGCGTCGCGGCGCGCGGCCTTGAGGGACTTGTTCAGGCCGTCGATCGCGCCGGCGGTGCCCTTGAAGCTGTCGTTCAACACGTAGCCGCCATCGCCCTCGGCGTACAGGCCGCGGAACTGCTCGGGGACCTTGTCGATGCTGTCGACGGTGGGGTTCTTCAGGAACTCGAATTCCATAGTGCTCTCCTTCTGCGCGTCACGCGCGTTGTTTGGGCATCGCGCCCGGGGTGGTCTCAGGCTGGCACATTACGCCGGCGCCGGCGCAACGTGAGCCATCGTTCTGATGCGGGTCGGACTCGGCCACGCGTCAGTCGTCGGTGCCGCGCAGCCTGTCGAGCAGCTCGCGGGCGTCCTGGTCGAGCCGCGTCCGCAGCTGGTCCAGGTTGTACTGCTTCCCGCTGGCGTCGACGAACTTGTCGAGCGGCACGCCGCCCTCGCGGAACAGGCGGGCGCGCGTCGGGCCGAGCACCTCGTCCTGGAACTTCGCCGGCTGGCGCTTGATCCAGTCCTGGTAGGTCACGTTGCTGGGCGTGGAGCCGATGTTCTCGTCCGCCCACGCGTCGCGCTTGGCCTTCACCTTGGCGCGGCGCTCGGAGGCCGACATGCGGGACCACTCCTTCGGCCCGACGTCGTCGCGGACCTCCTGGGCGAAGTCCAGCTCGCGCTTGCGGCGGGTCCTGCCGTCGCGCACGGTCGGGCGGTCGCCCACAATCTCGGCGCCAGCCAGCACGGGCACGACGGTCGAGCGGCAGTTCGGGTGCGCCGGCGGGCGCGGGCCCTTGTCGATCGGGTAGACCTCGCCGTCCCGGGACCGGCACACGGCCGAGGTCCGCCCGTCAAGCGTGGACACCCAGCGCACGCCGGATATGATGTCTGCGTTGGCGTCCCACGTCGCCTGCCTGGCGCCCGTGGACACGTGGTTCGCCGCGGTCCGCACCACGGTCTCGGCGTCGCGCCTCGTGATGGCGAGCACTCCGTCGGAGTAGCCGGCCGCCTTCGTGCCGCGGATGCGGCGCACGATCTGGTCGGTCGTCTCGCCCTGCAGCAGGCCCAGGCGGAGCTGCTGCTCTATGCGCTGCGCGTCGGAGGCGGCGAGCCGGTCCCACCAGCCCTGCAGCGGGATGCCATTGATCGGCGAGGCCACCACGGCGCGCAGAGTTGCGGGCGAGACGGTGTTGAGGGCGATGTCGACCGGGATCGCCGCGCCCATGGCGCCGGCCTCCCACGTGGCCTCGACCTGCGACAGCCCGTCGAGGTCGGGGCGCACGTCCGCGTCGACGGCCTGGACGGCCGCGGCGCGCAGCCTCCGGACCTCGATCAGCATCGCGTTCAGGCGCGCCTCGGCGAACTCGGTGAGCTCGGTCTGGAGCATGGCGACGAGCTCGCGGTCGGAGGCCTCAAGTAGCCTGGCCGCGTCGGCCGCCATGCGGTCGGAGAACCGCAGGACGACGATCTGGTGCCGCACAGTTGCATCCAGCAACTCTTCATTAGCTGTCGCCATCTGCAGCCTCCACTATGGCGCGTGCAAGGGCCACAACCACGTCATCAGCCCAGTCGCTTTTGGCGGTATTGTATGCCCAGCAGACCACGCGAACGTTGTCCATCGTGTAGCCGAGCAATGAGTCCACGCGGTCGACTGAAGGAGCCCATGGATTGGTACGCCCTTCTCCATCCCATTCATAAGTGAGTGGCAGGCCCGTCGCGGCGCAGGCCATTGGCTCAAGCAGCTCCCTCAGGAACTCCTCGGTCAGGTCGAATGCACGGCCCTGCTTCTCTGCGCGGTTGCGCAGGTTCTTGAACCAGTACTTTGCTGCGTTGCCCTG